GTATGGTTAACCTCTATGGGTATCTGTACAATGGCATTCAACTTGAACGGTTTCAACTTTAACCAATCAATTGTTGACACCAACAACAAGATCATTCCTACATGGGCAGACGTACTTAACAGAGCAAACTTAGGTATGGAAGTAATGCATGAAAGAAATGCACACAACTTCCCACTTGACCTTGCTGCTGCTGAGACAACTCCTGTTGCTCTTGTTGCACCTGCAATCGGTTAACTTAATGCTGAGGAGCACAAGCACAAATGACTCAATTTCTCGTAAAATACGGAGGATACTTTTCAATATTTGAATTCATATTCTTTATTGCAATAGGTATCACGTTAGGACCTGTCCTAACCTAATCTAAATAGAGGGGTAAGACCCCTCTTTTTTTATGGCATTTTATTATCCAGAAGGTAGTTTTGGTCCTGTATGTGATCTACCTCCCACTGATGCTGAGATAGCACAGAGGGCACGATTTGCTGTGTCTGATACTGAGCGTTTAGGAGAAGACTCTGAACGTGTTGTTACTCTTGATCTGACAGGTTTATACGATAGTATGCAAGAAGTTATTGGAGTAGTGCCCTCCTTCTTAAAGCGTCAAAGATGTAAACAAAGAACCTTACCTGATGGCACTATAGAAAATTACGATTGTGTATGGGAATATCAAGGTGACCTTGGAGAGAACTATGATAGTGGTTGGAATTCTACAGAAGCAAATAATGAAGTTGGTTTAGGTAATTCTTTTCCCCAACCAACATTAACTCCAACAAGTTGTTCACAATATCAACCAGACATTAATATCAGACCTCTAACTTTCTTCGATGCTAACGGAACTTTAGTTACAAAAACTGCTACTGAAGGATCTTCACCAGTAACATTTCCAGTTGAATCTGAGTATCTATGGTCTTCTGAAGCAAATGAATATGGTGTATGGACTAACGCAGGAGAGTGTACGTTACCACTCTCACCTCAATCAGTAACATATAAAATTAATATCACAGAAGCAGGAACTTATGGATTTACTTTTGCTGCTGACGACACTGGATCTATAACTATTGGATCAGAGACCAGTGCGTTCATCACAAATAGTGGTGGTATGACAACTACTGGAACTCCCACTAGTGCTACAAGATCATTATCAGCAGGTATTTTATTAGTGACAGTTATATGCACCAATGAAGTTGCTAATCCCCCAACGATAACTGATAATGAATATCTTTGGAAAAATAATCCTGGTGGATGGTATCTCAAGATATGTAAGGGTGGAGCATGTGGAAGTGGAACCAGTATTTCTTGGGTAACCTCAGGTCCTCATCCTCTATGGTCTTCATTCATGAATACTTACGCAGTATTCCCAAGTGATAATGATCCTTTACTAGATGCTGCTCAAACAGCAACTTATAATATAAATATTCCTACAGCAGGTAATTATGATTTTGAATGTCAAGCAGATAACACTGCTACATTCACACTTGATGGAACACAGATTGCGACGTCCAGTTCATATACAACAAGTAGCACTGCTACACTTTCTAACTTGAGTGCAGGAATGCATACTTTAGTTGTCTCAGTTACTAACACTACTACATCTGGTAACGTAGCTAACACTTGGACAGATAATCCTGGTGGTGCAGCATGGACAATTTCTCAATCTGGTGCTATAATATCTTCATCATTAGATCTTTCTACATCTAGTGACGGAAATCTTTTCTGGCACACTAGAAAGGCAACAGGATACACATACTCAATCACATAATGGAACTCCCCAAAATCCCAAACGATCAACTACCTAAAGAAATAAAAGAAATTGTAGGTGATGCTGATGCACACTTTGATTTGGTTGTAGATCCTATGGAAATCATTGACGTACCCTTAGAAACAGATGAATACTTTGAAGGAAAATATCAAGTGCAAAAAATGTTAATTGAAAACCGTAAACGATCTCACGAATACCATGAATCCAAAAGAAACAATCAAAGCAGCAAAACGAATCATCAAGGAACGCAAGATTAACAAAAAATTGTGGACTAAAGAAGATGCTCTCTTTGCCAAATTAATCAAAAGAAGGGCAAAGAAAAAATTGGCAGAAGAAAACACTTGACAGATCCCAAAGAAAGTGTTAGTATAAATACTCGAAGCGAAGGACGCTTCGCGAACAAAGATTTCCGAATGGCTCAATTACTCCCGCTAGGTCTCTACAGTTCAAAACCTAACGAGAACACGTCGAGTTCTCTCACATCTGCAGGTATAACTCTGCAAGAAAATAAGAAAAACAAATGATTAAATCAACAATCGCTGCAGTCGCTGCAGCCCCTCTTCTAGTATCTGGTGCAGCTTTTGCTGGTCCATATGTTAACTTAGAAGCAACTGGATCATATCCTGATGGAACATACACATCTGGTGGATTAGAAGCAGTTGTAGGATACGAAGGAGAAACACCTGGTGGTATCGGTTGGTACGTATCTGGTGGTCCTACTGTAACTCATACAGAATCAACTGATGAGTTCGGAGACGTTGAATTAGTAGGATACCTTGGTGGATCTTACGATAAGTTCTACGGAGAAATCTCTGGTGTAACTACATCTGATGACGACATTGACTTCTCTGCTAAGGCAGGTGTTAAGTTCGTTTTCTAAACGCATCTATATAAGATGAATCCAAGGGACTCTATGAGTCCCTTTTTTATTCTACTAAACTATTATGAATTTTACTGTTTACACACGAGACGGTTGTCCTTACTGCACTCAAATCAAACAAGTATTAGAAGGAAAAAAATATAATTATCGGGAATACAGATTGGGGGTTGACTTTCAAAGAGAAGCATTCTATAATCAATTTGGGCAAGGGTCTACCTTCCCTCAAGTTGTATTAGGTGGCACCAATCTTGGTGGTTGCACTGATACAGTTCGATACCTTCGTGAAAACAACCTTATCTGATGGAAGAATTTTACGGTCTTGTTGAATCTGCTATTGATGCTGCGTTTGAAAAGAATATGTTTCTCTTCAAACCGTATAACTATTTGACACACAGCAAGATTAAACGTAAAGAAATACAAGAGTTTATTGATAGCACAACTGCTAAGGAATTAGCGTTGACTATCTCTGACCTTGATGCATACGTCAAGGGTGGATCTGACTCTTATCATCAGTTACTTCGTGAAGCATATGGGCATCTTGGAAAACCAAAGGCAAGGAAAATTTCAAAATACTTGTCGCAAATTTTGATAGATGCTCGGCAATACGAATGGTATAAGAGACCAGGTCGTAGGAAAACCTCTAAATAAAAATAGCTAAGGAGAGTCCTATGGAAATCGCACTTGTAGTATTAACAACAATTGGTGCTTTTATTCTTGGTATAACCGTCTCTTGGTTAGCGAAAGGGTACGTTGAAGATTACATCGAAAACGCTGCCTATGCAAAATCAGTTACACATCCTGAGATGTTTGACGAAGACGGTGACATGATTCATGATGAACTAATGTATATTCGACCAGACTATAGGTTCTTACATCATGAAGATGAAGATGACGATGATGATTAACAAATTATGCCTACACGATCAATTGAAAACAGTAACTCTAGGTTACTAATTAGTGAGATCCTAAGAAAGGTCTCAAATGCTAAAACTAAAAAAGAAAAAGTTGACTTGCTGAAGAAACACAACACTCCCGCACTACGTCAACTAATGATCATCAACTTTGATGAGAGTATTGTATCAGAACTCCCCGAAGGTGAGGTTCCATACACTCCTAACGATGCCCCTGTAGGGACAGATCATACTAGACTTGAACAAGAATACAGAGGACTATACAGATTTTTCAAAGGAGGAGACAATCGTCTCAAGTCTTTGAAGAGAGAGTCCATGTTTGTGCAACTTCTAGAAGGATTGTCTGCTGAGGAAGCAGAACTTTTGGTTCTATGTAAGGACGGAAAGATGGGAGATAAGTATAAGAGAATCACTAAGGCAGTAGTTTCTGAAGCATTTCCATCTATTGAATGGGGAGGCAGAAGTTGAAAGGAGTTCGAGTTCTCAAAGAAAAATGCACTCCTGATGATGCAAAAGATAAATCATTACCTTACACCGCCTATTTGGTTGAGTATAAGGTAGATGATAAACCTGCGTTTGATATTGCAATCGCAAGTAAAGCAGTAGATCTTTTTGATTATTACTATGATCTTTATAAAAAGAACTTTATAAAGTTTACACAATCAGAAGGTAGAATTAACCCTAAATTATGGAACGATCCAACACAGAAGAAAGGCAAGCGAAACAAAAGATGAGCGTCTACTTTGACCGTAGAAAAGCACTCGATGCAGAGGAAAAGAAAAAGAATGAAGAAGCAGCAAAAGCAGTTGCTAGAGTAGTTCAATTTTTTGTTCAACCTGCGATTGTTATGCTACTATGGAATTGGTTGATGCCAGGTTTGTTTGGTCTTGCCACTATTGGATATCTCAAAGCGTTTGGTTTGTATCTGATGTCTAAAATTTTATTTGGAAAGTATGAGTAAAGTATGTTTGATATCTGTAACTCCTGATGCAGAAAAAACTATCGGGTATGTTGCTAGGGTGAGCAACCCTAAAAACCAAGAGAACCCTGATGTCGGGGGTTTACTTAAGTATTGTATTAAGCACGGTCATTGGAGTGTCTTTGAACAAGCGTTCATGACTCTAGAGATTAACACGACTCGTGCTATTGCTGCTCAAGTCCTAAGGCATAGGTCGTTCACATATCAAGAATTTTCACAGAGGTACGCTGACTCTTCTCTACTTGCAGATAGCATCCCTCTTCCAGAACTACGTCGTCAAGACGATAAGAATAGACAGAATAGTATTGATGATGTAGATCCATTTATCAAACAGGACTACGAGTTAAAAATGCAAAGGCATTTTGTAGATGCAATGAAACTCTATAAAGAAATGCTTCGCTCAGGTATTGCAAAAGAATGTGCTAGAATGGTATTGCCTCTAGCAACACCAACTAAAATGTATATGAGTGGATCACTTCGCTCATGGATTCATTATATCGATCTGCGTTCTGCTAATGGAACACAGAAAGAACATATGAAAATTGCAGAAGCATGCAAACAACATTTCATATGTCAGTTCCCAATCATCTCCAAGGCACTTGATTGGTGTCCTGATGATGATTGTAAATGTTCTGATGAAGACTACTACAATGACCTACAACCCTGTTTGAGGATAGATTAATGCCTACTTACCCAGTGATAAACAAAAAAACTGAAGAGAAAAAAGAACTCCACATGACCATGAAAGAATATGATCAGTGGAGAAAAGATAATCCCGATTGGGATAAAGACTGGCAAGCAGGTGTTGGAGGTATGACATATGGTCAACCTAAGATGGAGGACGGATTCAAAGAAGTCATGTCCAAAGTCCAAGCAGCACATCCTAAAGCGAACTTATCTCGTTTCACATAATGGCAAAAGCAAGAAAAGGAACTAACTCTCCTAAAACTTTCCCCAATGGTATGTCGAGGAAACACATGAAACGTAAGAAACCTATCGACTCATCATACATGACAGAGGTTAAACCTCTAACAGATAATCAGACACTAGCATTTGCTCAGTATGCTGAAGGTAAGAACTTGTTACTGCACGGTGCTGCAGGAACAGGTAAAACTTTTATTACTTTATATCTTGCTTTGCAAGAAGTGCTTGACGAAAACACAGCGTATGATAAAATATACATTGTAAGGTCTCTAGTTCCTACTAGAGAGATTGGTTTCCTACCAGGTGACCATGAAGATAAATCTGCACTGTATCAGATTCCATACAAAAATATGGTAAGGTATATGTTTAGTATGCCTGATGACAACTCCTTTGAAATGTTATATGATAACTTACGAGCACAAGAAACTATTTCGTTTTGGTCTACTTCTTTTATTCGTGGAGTCACTCTTGATAATGCTATTGTTATTGTCGATGAGTTCAGTAATTTAAACTTTCATGAGTTGGATTCTATGATTACACGCATAGGTGAAGACAGTAAGATTATGTTCTGTGGTGACATCACCCAGTCTGATCTTACACGAGAGAATGATAAGTCTGGTATCTCAGACTTTATAAAAATTCTACAGGAGATGAATGAGTTTTCATGCATTGAGTTTGATATCAATGACATCGTTCGCTCAGGACTTGTTAAGTCTTATCTCTTGTCAAAATATAATCTTGGTTTCTAATGTTTAAATTCGTTGATGTTGGTAATATTTCAGTTGAAGTAGAACCAGTAAGTAAAGATGGAGTACGTTTCTATCCTATTCCTGGTGCGGATAAATATTATCCAAGCGTAACCTCAATCACATCGTTTAAGAACGCACAGTTTTTCAAAGATTGGAGAACCCGAATAGGTGAGGACGAGGCAAATCGCATCACTGCTAGAGCAACTCAACGAGGAACAGCATTTCATAACATTGCGGAAGATTATTTCAAAGGTGAATTAAACCTTGACAGATACTTGGAAAATACTCCATTGTCTGTTAGAATGTTTCAATCAGCAAAGTCTACACTAAACCGAATCAATAACATTCATTGTCTAGAGACATTTCTCTATTCACACTATCTTGGTTTAGCAGGTCGAGTAGATTGCATTGCTGAGTTCGATGGCGAGTTGGCAGTGATCGATTTCAAAACGTCCACTAAAGAAAAAAAGGAAGATCATATCGAGAACTATTTTGTTCAAGAAACTGCATACGCAGCGATGTTCCTAGAACGTTCAGGAATTGAGGTCAAGAAAATTGTCACACTTATCGCCACTGAAGAAGGATCTATTCAAGTATTTGAGAAGTACAATCTTGATGACTATTTACAGTTACTTAAAACCTACATCGAAGAATTTGTTAGGGGAAGACA